AATGAAGAATTGCAGCGTGTGTTTTTTGAAAATCAATTATTAGATTAGAAGGTTGAATTATGACAGTATCTAGCACAACTACCAAAAGCAGTGGTTCAGGAAACGGAACACAACATAGTTTTCCTTATGGTTTTAAGATATTTGCAAATGGTGATCTTACCGTAATTGTTAGATCATCAACTGGCGCAGAGACACTTAAAGTTCTTGATACAGACTATGTTGTTACAAATGCTGGTGTTGATTCAGGTGGAAATGTTTTATTTAAATTTAACACTGGTACAAGTAGTGATGCTCATTTTTCTTCTACAGATAAAAGACCACAATCAGGCGAAACAGTTGTTATCAGAAGAAACTTAACACTTACCCAGGGAACTGATTATGTTGAAAATGATCCCTTCCCAGCTGAAAGCCATGAGAATGCATTAGATAGAGTTACGTTTATTACCCAGCAGCTGCAAGAAGAGCTGGATAGATCATTTAAAGTATCAAGAACAAATTCTATCACAACACCTGAATTCACAGATAGTGCAACTGACAGAGCTTCAAAAACGCTTGGTTTTGATAGTGATGGAAACTTAACTACAGTAGCAAATTTTTTGCCAATTGGCGGTGATGCTGCACAGTTTACATATTCAACTACTACCACAGATGCTGATCCTGGCAGTGGTGTTATAAGATTTAATAATACAACTTTAGCTTCTGCAACTGAAGCATATGTAGATGATAACGATGCAAATGCTACAGATGTTTCTGCCTGGGTGCAAAGTTTTGATGATGTAGCAAACACTGTTAACAGAGGTAGAATAAGAATGTCTAAGGCTAATACCTTAGATACCTGGGCAGTATTTAGAATAACTGGAGCAGTTACAGATAATACTGGGTACACAAAACTATCAATAGCATACATAGATAACTTTGGAACTTTTGCAGATAACGATAAAGTATTTTTAAGTTTTGTAGCTACTGGTAAAGATGGCGGAACAGTACCAGGATACTTATACAAATTTGATACTGGAACAAGTGATACTGATCCAGGTGCTGGAGAGATAGCCTTTAATAATGGAACCTATGCAAGTGTAACTGAAATTTATATAGATGATGTTGATGACAATGGTGTATCAACTCAAGCAGATACAATAACATGGGATGATAGTACATCAACTATAAAGGGTTATATTCACATTGTTGATACACAAGATAGCACCACTTACGCTAGATTTAAAGTAACTGGAACATCAACTGATGCTTCAGGTTACAATAAATTAATAGTTCAACATTTAGCATCGAATAACACATTTAGTGCAGCTGATGGTGTATCAGTTCATTTTACAAGAAATGGTGATAAAGGAGACACTGGCGCTACTGGAGCAACTGGAGCTACTGGGGCAACTGGTGCAGCTGGATCTAATGGAGCAGATGGAGATATGACAAACTTTATTGTGGCTGCTTCTGCTGGATCAAATCAAACGATCACTGGTGGACAAACATTAACAATAGCAGCTGGTGCTGGAATTACAACAACAGCTAGTGCAACAGATACTGTTACTATAGCTGTTACTGCCGATCCGATAGCCTTTGCAATCGGTCTAGGATAAGGAGATATAAATGGCAAACACATTTAAGGTTAAATCAAATGGGGCAATGCCTAGTAGTGGATCAGCAGAAACACTCTATACAGTTCCTAATTCACCATCAACGACAACAATAATTATAGGCTTACTTCTTTGTAACATTCACACAACGGCAGTTACAGTAGATGTTGAGTTAGAGTCAGATACTAGTGATACGGAAACAAACTCGAATGTATCGTTAGCCAAAACAGTAAGCATACCAAGTGGCTCAACATTAGAACTGCTTACTGGTGGTAAGGTGGTATTACAAGCGACAGACGTATTGAAGGTCAACTGTAGTGTCCAACAAAAGATAGATGCAACATTAAGTATATTAGAAATTACATAGGTGAAACATGGGATTTATAGGAAACCAACCAACTCCAGTACCATTAACATCATCAGATATAACAGATGGAATTGTTACTACTGCTAAGATTGCAGATAATGCAGTTACTGATGCTAAGTTTTCAACAAATGCTTTAATTGATGGTTTGCCAACTGGTTCTGTGTTGCAGACAATACAAGGTACAAGTGATTCTAGATATACTTTAGATTCAACAGACACTTGGGAAAATACTGGATTTGTAAGTTTAACTTTTCCTAATGCACTTCAATCAGGCTCAAAGGTTTTGGTAAGAATAAATGTTTTGATAGGAGAAACACATGATGGTAATTGGACATCAAGAACAGCAGTAACTATTTTTGAAAANTCTACTAACAAAGGTCATGCAACTTACGGAATTGTTAGTTCTAATGCTCATGATAACGGAAGCACTAACACACAATATAAATCTGAAAGTATGTCAGGAGAGTTATTATTCACTCCATCTGTAACTAATGGAACTTATACTTTATATTGTAAAGCACCTAATAGTTTTGAACGAATTATAGGAGGAACTCATAGTAATGGTGCTAATTACCCNGTAGGTAATACTCAAGTAACACTTCAGGAGATNAAAGGNTAATGGCTAATGAAAGACGTATGGAAGAATTACGAAAGCAAAGAGATACTTTACTAAGAGAAACAGATTACATGGCTTTATCTGATGTAACAATGACAGATGCTTGGAAAACATATAGACAAGCCTTGAGAGATATAACAAGTCAAACACCTAGTGATGATGCTCTTAGTAACATTACATTTCCAACGAAACCGAAGGGTTAAAATATGAGTTATATTGGCAAGTCACCTCAAGTGGGCAACTATATTAAGCTAGATGCTATAAGTTGTACTAGCAATAATACATATAATCTTACACAAGACTCTGTGGCATTTACTCCTGAGTCAGCTTTACATATGATGGTATCTTTGAATGGTGTCATACAAGCACCATTGACCTCGTTCTCTGTGTCAGGCTCTACGATTACATTCTTGCCTAGTAGTGGCACATTATCTTCCAGTGATACGATAGATTTTATTCTTGTGTTAGGTAATGTACTGGATATTGGTACACCTAGTGATAGCACAGTTACAAATGCTAAGACAAACTTTGTGTCAACATCATCAGCTTCAGGGTTGCAGATCAAAGGTGATAATACAACGGCTGGAACTTTACAGCTTAACTGTGAACAAAATAGTCATGGAATTAAACTACGATCTCCAGCACATACACATAATCAATCGTATACATTAACATTTCCAACAACTGCACCAAGTGCAGATAAAGCATTAATTACAGATGGCTCAGGTAATTTGTCTTTTGGTAGTACTGGTGGATTAATTAAACTTTATACGAACTCAACAACAAGTTCTGCAAGTTCTATAGATATTGACGATACTTATATTAATACGACTTATGACACTTATTTTGTAGTCGGCTCTGCATTGCCACCTGATGGAACACATTTATATCTCAAATTAAAAAATTCATCAGGAATTATTACTGGAAGTTTACATGGATATGATTTGCAATATTTAGCATTAGGAGATGAATCTCAAGCTGGGGATTTTGTAAAATTAAATTATTCTACTTTAGGTGGTGCAACTGGAGAGGGTTCGCAATTTCAATTTTTTATTTCTCATGTTAATAGTAGCACCATTCCTTGTACTGTAATGGGAAGTTGCAGAACCTCACATACAGATGGAAACCCCGAAGCTATTGTTTTTCAAGGTGGTATGAGGTCAACTGGATATGCACAAATTATAAAAGGTTTTAATATTTCATCTAGTAATGGAAATCCTATAACTGCACATGACATAACAATTTACGGAATAGTAAAATAATGGCAAATGATATAAAAAATGTAAATGGCAAACTTGTTACTTTAACAGACAAAGAACAAAAAGAATTAGATGCCATTAAGAAAGAATGGATAGATGGTAAAGCTGATAGAGATTTATCAGAACTAAGAACACAAAGAAATACGTTATTATCTGAAACAGATTGGTGGGCATCATCAGATTTAACAATGACAGATGCACAAAAAAAGTATCGTCAGGATTTACGAGATATAACAAAAACCTTTTCTAGTTTATCGGATAAAGATTTTAAATTTCCAACAAAGCCAAAGGAGTAATTTATGCCTTTAGTAAAAACACAAGCAGAAGGAATAAACTTAGCAGATACGTTTGCTTTTACTGGTACTCTAAGTGGTACTTCAGATTTAATTAAACTATATCAAAATACATTTGGAACTGTATCTCAAGTTCTGATAAATTCAGTTTTCAGCACAACCTACGATCATTATAAAATAGTTGGTAGTGTTGAAGTTGACACAAGTTGTATTTGCAGACTTTATATGACATCAGGAGGAGCATCACCTGCTGATGCAACCAATACTGCTGTTTATATGGGAGAAGGTGGAAACAGAGCGGCAAGTACATCATATATAGGAGCAACATCAAATGGTTCTTCTGCTTATATGACTTTTCCAAATAATAATAATATTTATGTAAATAATGTTTGTTCTTTTCAAATCGAATTACATGATATGTTTGCAGGTATTGTAAATGGAGAGGGAAGTCCAGCAAGGGAGCGGCACTTTTCTTTTAACTGTTCTGAAAAAAATGTTAATGCTTCAGACTATCATCAACATTGGGGTGGTGGACATTTTAGAAATAATGATTCTTCACATATGCCTGAAGTTACTGGATTAAAATTTGCACCTAGTTCTGGAAATTTTACAGAAGGCAACATTGCAGTATATGCATATAAAAAATAGGTATTAATTATGGCAAATGATTATCAAATAATTGGAATGAAAACAGTACAACTTACAGATGCAGAACAAGCTGAAGTTGATGCAAGAAGAAAAGAAACAGAAGATAATGCACCTTCATTCAGAATGAAGCAATTGAGAAGAAGAAGAAATGAATTACTTGCTGAAACAGATTGGACACAGAATAGAGATGTTACTCTTTCAAATGATGCTGAGTGGAAAACTTATAGACAAGCCTTGAGAGATATTACAACACAAACACCAATAGATGATATACTTAGCAATATTAAATTTCCAACAAAGCCGAGTTAGAATATGGAACTTGATGTGCAAGTCATATGGTCGGCAGTAATAACACTGATCCTAATGCCATTCGGTTGGGCTTTTAGCAAAATGTTTTCTGAAGTCAAAAGACAACAAATATTACTATCAAAAACAAGAGAAGAGATTGCATATAATTATGCAAGAAAAGATGATGTAAGAGATGACATTACAAAGCTAATGGATGCCTTGCACAGACTTGAAGATAAACTAGATAAGGTTCTAAGTAAGTGAGGTGACTAAATGCTCGAAGCACTAGCATTAGCAAATGGAGCCTACGCTATAATCAAACAAACTATTGAGAACGGAAGAGAGTTAACGTCAGCTGGTGCTGCAATAGCTAAGTTTGTTGGGGCAGAAGATCAGCTGCAACAAGATCTACATAAAAGAAAAAATAGTATGTGGACTAATTTCCTGGGCAAACAAGATAATGACCTGGAAGAGTTTATGGCTCTTGAAGAGATAAGACGCAAAAAAGAAACTTTGCGTGAGTTTATGCAATTATATGGAAGAGCTAATTTATATAGTGATTACCTAGCTCATTGCGCAGAAGCCAGGAAGAAAAGAAAAGAAGCTGCGATTGCAAGACAAAAAAGATCTGAAAAATTTCAGGATATGTTTTTAAAAGTTATTTTAGGAATTTTAATTACAGCTCTTATGACTGGCGCCCTTACAGTTCTTGTAATTATTGCCAAAAAAAGAGGTTTGATATGACCGCCTTTATTTTGACTTGTATGTTTGGATCAGTATCTAGCGGATCTATATATTTTCGCAATGTGACGGATTGCACATACTATTCCCAGGAATTAAGTGGGCAGCAATTACAGACCGAGAATGGCACGAAAACTTACAAGTGTATTTGCAAGCTTGTTCCAAAAGTCAATCCAAACAAAGTCAGGGTATATTAATGTTACCAATATTAAATGCTGTAGCTGGTCTAGCTGGTACATGGCTAGAAGGCAGACAAGAAAAGTCTAAGATGAAACAAAAACTTGAGGTGGCTAAAGTACAAGCTCAAGTTAAAAGGGTTGAACAAGAAGGCTCCTGGGATGAGAAAGCAATGGATGCTTCTGACAATTCCTGGAAGGACGAAGCATGGACAATCACATTTATAATATTAATTGTTGCGTGTTTTGTTCCAGCGCTTCAGCCTTACATATCTGATGGATTTAAATTTTTAAGAGAAGATTGTCCTGAATGGTTGAGCTATGGAATACTTGCATCTATAGCAGCTTCTTTTGGTTTAAAATCTATAGCCAAATTAAAAAAATGATGTTGTCGAAAAATTTCTCATTAGCTGAAATGACAAAAAGTCAAACAGCTGAAAGAAAAGGTATTGATAATTTACCTAATGCTGATCACATTTTTAATCTAACAGCATTGTGTGAAAATATATTACAGCCAATACGAAATGAGTTTGGATCATTTATAGTTTCAAGTGGTTTTCGTTCACCTGAATTATGTTTGGCTATTGGATCAAAGTCTACCAGCCAACACGCAAAAGGTGAAGCGGCTGATTTTGAGGTGGCTGGTATGGACAATCATAAACTAGCAACCTGGATAGAAAACAATTTACCTTATGATCAATTGATCCTGGAGTTCTATAAAGGTGGTAATAGTGGCTGGATACATTGTTCATATATTCCTGATGGTAGAAAAGAAACACTAACAATAAACTCTAATGGTACAAGAAGAGGTTTGATTTATGGCGGTTAATGCAGCTGGTAATTATACAAAACCAGGTATGAGAAAAAGATTATATAAATCTATTTTAGGTCGAGCTACTCATGGTACAGCTGCTGGTAAATGGTCAGCCAGGAAAGCACAACTACTAGCTAAAACATATAAGGCAAGAGGTGGTGGTTATAAATCATGAGCCTAGCCAAGTCACAACAAAGCCTGAAGAGCTGGGGTAGTCAAAAATGGCGCACTAAGTCAGGCAAAAAATCTAGCGTAACTGGTGAAAGGTATTTACCTGAAAAGGCAATTAAAGCTCTTACACCAGCTGAATACGCTGCAACTACAGCTGCTAAAAGAAAGTCAAAGAAGGCTGGTAAGCAGTTCTCTAAACAGCCTGAATCAATAATGAAAAAAACAAGACAATATAGGAGTATATAAAATGCCTGGTATGATGAAAGAAAAATTAGAAAAGTCTCTTATGGCAAAAGCCAAACAAAAAGGTTTGAAGGGCAAAGCTGCTGATAGTTATGTATATGGTACTATGACTAAAATTGGTGGATCTAAGTTTGCCAACAAAGCATCAAAGATGGGTTCCGTTAGATCTACATGAGTAGCATTCTAAAAAGAATGAAGGTAAGTGGTTTTAATAAACCAAAGCGAACACCCAATCATCCTACAAAAAGTCATGTTGTTGTTGCCAAGTCAGGTGACAAAATAAAAACAATAAGGTTTGGTCAGCAAGGAGCTGATACAGCTGGTGCGCCTAAAAAAGGTGAGAGCGAAAGGATGAAGAATAAAAGAAAAAGTTTTAAGGCAAGACACGGTAAGAATATAGCTAAAGGTAAAATGTCAGCTGCGTACTGGGCAGACAAAACTAAATGGAGTTAATCATGGCAGTAGGAAAACATTTTTTTAAAGATGGTAAACCTTATATGGGTAAGACACATAAGATGGATGGTCAGATACATACTGGCGCTTCACATAGTGCAGCATCCAAACAAGTATTTCATCCAAAAGATTTATCAAAAGCAGCTCAATCAAAAGCAATGTCATTAATGAAAAAAATGAAAGGAAAAAAATAATGTACGGTAAATCATCATACGGTAAGAAAATGACAATGAAAAAAAAGCCTATGAAAAAAGATGGTAAGAAAAAGAAATCTATTATGGGTAAATATAAATCCTAATTGTACACATTTTGTACACACTTTTTCGAGGGAATGGGTGGGAACTCTATAGCCGTATTTCCCTGAATACCTACCTTTTTACACCTCACGCATAGATATTTATCGAACTGTCACGCCGGAGGTCGCGAGTTCGAGTCTCGTCACTCTCGCCATTATATACCCAGCAATATCAATGGTTTATACCCCAAAAGACCTTTCCCAAAACTAACATAAATTTGGCTTGTACACATTTTGTACACATTTTTTTCTGTTCTGCTCTTGTAAATATGACAGTAGCTGTTATATATATTGTATAAGTTGTTAACAAAGCGGAGAGAAAAATGGATAAAAAATCAGTTCAAGAATATTTCAAAGGTTACACAGACGGTCAAATAAATGACAGAATATTGTCTATGGCTATGAGTGATGATCAAAGAGAAGTTGATTTATCAGTTAAGTTATATAGAGCTTGGTTTGGTAAATGCCCAGTTGGTGACATGGAGATAGTATAATGAAGGATCTTAAAGTTAGATACTGGGATGCTAGAAAGCATTGGGTAATTGATGCAAGGCTAGTTGGTCTTAACAATAGATATGGTAACTACCCATCACAAAAAGCAGCTATTAAAGAAGCTGAATTACTTAAAGCCAAATTTATTACTGGTGCTATTGCAGAAAAAGTTGACGTAGTAAAAGTATCCCAGGCAGTAGAAAANTTTTATCATCATCAAACAACCAGGCAAGAAAACAAAGAGGTATCTATTTCTTTTTTCAAAGAGATTAAAACTTCATTANATTATTGTTTGGCTATCAAGATTGATGGCAAGAAATTTTTAGATCAAAGTTTTGATATTATNAAAAGAGAAAACAAATCTGAATTAGTNACAGCTTTTGTAAAAGGTATTACTGACGAAGGTAAGTCAAAAGCTACAGCTGAGAAAAGAATAAAAGTTTTAAAAATGTTTTTGAATTATTGTGATCTTAAAGGTTGGATTACAATGAACCCTCTTGATAAAGTATCATTAGGTATGTCAGCCGAGATCGGAGATAGGGCGCCAAGAATACAGCCTGANACAATTCAAAAGATTGTTAGTGACGGATTACCAGCTGAAACTCTTTATGATCANTGTATGGTNCTTACAGCTCTTGCAAGTGGTATGAGACAAGGTGAGCTGCGTGCATTAAAGTGGGGCAACATTGATTTTGATAACGAAACAATTCGTATNGAAGGTGCAGTNAAGCATGGCACAATGATCATTGGTGATACTAAAACTAAAAGAGGTAAAAGAGAAATACCTATTGATGCAGCGACTATGAAGAAACTTAAAGAGCTAAAGATTTCATCAAAGTTTAGCTCACCTGGTGACATTGTTTTTGCAAGCTCTAACGGTACACCAAAAGTACAAAAGATATTGATCAAACTAATCAAAAGAGTTTGTAATACAGCTGGTGTTAAACCTATCCTATGGGGTGATATGAGACACTTTTATGCATCAGTGCAGCTTAGTAGCCTGGGTGAAGATTGGGCAGAAGTAGCAGCTCTTATGGGGCATTCAAACTCTAACTTTACTTACAAGCAGTATGGTCACTATGTAAAGAATGAAAGAAAACAAGCGAAGGCAAGACAAGCTGCTGCTTCAGCAATGTATGGCGGAAACTAATCCGCCATCATTTCAGATTCAATGCGTAGTATTTCAGACTTAGGNATAAAATATACTCTTGAATCTTTNATAGATTTTATTTTACCAGTTTGTATCCAGCGATATATTCTCTTTCGATTTGTATCACCAAAGTCACCAAACAATCTTATAGCTACTTCTTTAGGTCTAAGCANAGATCTACCTTCCAGGGAAACCATCATCATCTCCTATAGGTGTTGAGCTGCTTTGAAACATTGCTTTTTTTTCATCAGGTAAAAATAGATTAGCGCTACCCATATTTGTATAAGTATCTATCTCTTTCCTTTGCAGCTGTATTGATGGTGATTTATTGGCTATAGCATAATACTTTTCTAGCTGGTCAACTAATTTTTGATCATCAATATTAAACCAAAAACCAACTGATATTTGATCTGTTGCATTTATAGATCCATTTAATCTCAATTTACTATTCTTCATATTAGGCGCTGACGGCATCTTGTTTCCTTTCTTTATAAGCGTTAAATAATTTTGTGTGTAAGTTTTTATCCAAATCAGCTAATGATTTTAGGTTGTCTGATTCTTGTTGTGTCCAAACAACCAGGGCATTTGCATTCATGCTTTGAATTTTTTCTATTTGCTGTTCTACATATTCTGTAGCAGCTGCTAATTTATCTTTTGTATCTTCTTCAGGTTTAGGATCNTCCAATTTTTCTTCCTTCCCTTTTGCTATTTNCATTTCATCATAGCTAGGNAANTCACCACCATGTATGCCAAGACTACCCAAGGCACGCCCCCAGGCGGAGCTTTCGCAGTTCTCTAATGCTGATGTTTTGTTTATATTCCCAGCGCCAATTATTTCTTCAGCTGTACCACTAGCTAAAACAAATCCCTGGTCAGTAGATATGGTTGCCTTGATGACAATTTTTTCACCTGGTTTAGATCCATATGTAACTATTTCAGTATTGATACCGTATTTAAAACCAGTATGCTTTCTAAAAATTTCTAACCTGGTTGCCACTGTAGTATAATTCTTGTTGTGAATTTTTACAGCTGGTGCCTTTTTCATATCCTCAATAATATTATGTAATATATCCGCTTCAATCATTACTTCCTTCTACTCCTCTTATCTCAAATACACCTTTGTATTGAGGGTTATTCTTCATCCAAAGCCGTGAATAATATGCTTTGTGATGATCATTTATTTTNANTTTTTTATCGTTGTCAGTNTGATCCTGGATGACAACATTAGTTTCCCAGCGTATCCGTTCCATGATAAGAGCTGCGCCTACCTTACGCATTCCTTTATCTAAACACTCCAGGGTAAACTTATCCCATAGCCTATAAACTATTGGATATCTTTTATGGAACTCTAGAAAGCGTGCTTCACGGACGTTTCTAGGTATCTCTAATTTATCAAACATATTGGTTTGGATCATAGGACTATCAATAAAAAAATAATGAAGGCAACGAAGCTGCAAAAGCCAAGCAGCTCTATAAATCCTACAATCCAAAATGATGTATTGTCTTGTTTGGGTGTAGCCTTTTTAATATGCATATGCAGATACTTGTTCATTGTACAAATCCCCATAGTTGTTTTGCTTCTTTTAAAACTTCAGGATGAATATCCCAGGCAAACATATGGCTAAAGTCAGGCTCTACCAGCTGTATCAAATCATGAACTGTTTGCGCTGATTTAAGCTGGTTTTCACGGATACGACATTTAGCGACAATGTGGTTCCAAATATTTTTAAGTGATTCAGGAGATAGTTTTTCACAATTCTCTTCAGTGAATATTCTATATCCTTTTTCATTGGCATAAACTATTGCCTGGGGATCTTGCTTGTATGCCCAGTAACCAGCCACCTGGCATAAATGCGACCAACTGGGTTGTGAAGGTAAACTTGCTGAACGCCTACCTGAACTAATTAGTTTACTGTATGTTGCCCAGGTTGTTTTAAGTTCTATCTGACCATTAAAGTCAGGCTTGCCGTTATACTCTAGGTCTAATCCTGGAACGCCAAACATATAATTACGCTCACCTTCAAGTTTATTGATACGCATTTTATTCTGCGCTTCATCTAAACCTTGTAATGCATTCTTAAATACATCAGCAAAACTATTGATACATATGTCTAGCTGCGCTTCATCTTTGCCATCATCCCAGGTCTTAGGTTTATATTGGGCAAAAATTTCTTTTCCAGCATCTATACAATCTTCAATAGTATCTGCTTTATTATGTATTCGGTAATCATCTATTAGGGTTTGTACAACTCGACCAGCTGTCATTTTAGCTGCATCATTAGTATATTTAGTTATTTGAGTAGAAGCCTGATCTTTATCGCCTTCCTTCTCACCTTTAACAATAGACCAAGCTATATCAAGTTTTGGTCTAATTATACATTTATCAAAGTACGTTCTACATACTGGTCTACTTTCAGGATTTGAATGCCATAAGTAGTTTTTCTTTATTGCCCAGCTGGGCAGTGTGGGGAACTCCATATTTCTAACCGCATCTGTTAACTATTAGATGGGATTAGATTATAATTGACAGATGTTGTCAATTTTTAATTTACTTAATTTCTAAACCTAACAAATCAGGACGTTCAGCTCTTCCTAAAACTGGACACGCCCAAACTATTTCTATGTCATTTCTAACATTGTGTCCGTAAAAAGCTACAGTGGTAAATAAGCCATTCATTTGTTTGTGGATAACGGCTTGACGTACTTGTCCTACACTACATTTAAAAATGCAACATCTACTTAAAGCATCCTGGGGAACTGATTCTTCTTGTATTGGTCGCATATCAGCCCAGGTAATTGTACCGTTTAATGCACCATTAAAAGCATCTCTATTATTAATAAAAGCGCCAACATAAGATGGGAACCTGGTTTGTGCGCAATGAACGAATCGCTCTTTCTCACTAGTGCTAACCATATCCACTTTATAGCCTTCATTTATAGTGCCAAAAACTTTTACAGCTGAATCTTCAAATAACAAAGCTGATGGATCAATTTGTAATATAGTTGCATATTCAACTGCATCCTGGATACTAAAGTTAGACCGTCCTGATATATGTCTACTAAGGCTTTCAGGTGCAATACCTTTAGCAGCTGCGACCTCTGCATGAGACATACCTGATAGGGTAATATACTTCTTAAGGTTATTAACCATATAACTGTATTTATCCCCTAAAACAGATGATCTATAAAATTGTATTCTTGTGTTCATATGTTTACCTCAACTTAAAAAATAATACTATGACATAAACTGTCATAAGTAAAATTAAATAATTAACTATATTGACCGTATCTGTCAATAATATATAATGCAGAAATGACATTAAAAGAATTTAAAGATCAAAATAAAATTAGTTTTGCAAAGTTAGCTGCGTTGATAGGTGCAAGTCATGCAACGGTTGCCAGGCGTTATTGTCTTCCTAAAACTCATAAAGATAGGATGATACCTAATGCTAAATACATGGCAGCTATCATGACAGTAACTGACGGAGCTGTAACGCCAAACGATTTTTATCGTGTAGATTAGCATGAAAGAATACCAATTTCACAAAATGGTTGTGGCTTGGTTAGACGTAGCATTGCCGAGGGGATCTATCTATCATCATTCACCCAATGAAGGTAAGCGCCATGTAAACTATCATGTAAAGATGAAGGCAATGGGCATGAAGGCTGGTTTTCCTGATTTATGTATATTTGTTCCGCAGCGGTTTTTTTGGGATGGCGTGCCGTGCAGTATATTTTTGGAACTTAAAAGACCTGGCGGCAGAACTACATCCCAACAAAAAAAGATACATGATCAGCTGATAGAAGCTGGAGCAGCTGTTGCTGTAATAGATAACTTTTCAATTATGAAATTATTTTTATCAAACTTGATTGAATTAAAAGACAACACACAAATGCAAATGCTAGAGAAACTAGCCAAGGAGCATGGCGTATGAGTTGGTATGTTGCCTGGATGGATAAGTTAGAAGATGAGCATCCAATATTGTTCAGTCTTTATGATGAGATTCGCACAACTAATCCAGGTTTGTTTGAGCAGCTGATGCATGAAATATGGCAAGTCAATAATGGAATAGATTATCAGGTTGTTAAAAAGCAGTCAGATACAAANCAGCTGGAGTTGTTGTTATGAACTGTACCAGCTGCGGCAAATCTACCCAGGTAAAAGATAGTCGAGCTTTTGAAGATAACCAGGTTAGACGAAGAAGGGTATGTACTAGCTGTAAATTCTCATTTTACACCCTGGAGACAAGAGAAATAGAAAAAGTAAACGTAAATAAGCTCCGTAGAGGGGTCAATCAGGTTACCAGTGGTATGATTAGACCTGGGAAAAAGAAGGTATTACCAGTAAGGCGCCAGGAGCCAAGAACAAGGTATGATGAGTTCGAAGAGTTAAATGGTGATGATTATTTAGATTTGAAAGAGCTAGGACTAAAATGAGAACTCATGTTGATTTATGCACTGGCATTGGTGGGTTTAGTCTTGGTTTCATTGCAGCAAGATTATCTGCGCCAGTATTGTTTTGTGATTTCGATGAGCAAGTTAGAAAATTATTAACAGTGAGGTTTCCAGGAATACCAATAGCAAATGACGTTAAGGAGGTAGCAAATGATCCAACAAGATTTATTCATAAAAAACCCTTCATCCTCAGTTCAGGCTATCCGTGCCAGCCATTTTCCGCAAGCGGCCAAAGAAAAGGTGAAGAAGACCCACGGCATATATTCCCACAAATTGCTGAAATTGTTGCACAAACAAGACCCACTTATTGCGTTTTCGAAAATGTTTATGGACATATTTCACTTGGACTCGACAAAGTTCTCAATCAAATGGGATCACTTGATTACGCCACATCGACATTTATTGTTCCAGCTGCAAGTTTTCGCCCCCACTATAGAAAAAGGCTTTGGATCATCTGCAAAGACTTATCCAACGCCGGATGCAAACATGGGAAAAAGAGGAACTTCCCCAGTTTGGAGAAAGGGAACACAATACACACTCAATCAAGCGGTGAGGGATTTACAAGCACAGAAACTTTATCCTACACCGAGAGCTTCAAATCCAGGAAGCAGACCAAATGGAAAGGGCGGCAAGATACTAGAGGAAGAAATATTAATACAACAAGGATTGAGAAAGAGAGGTCATCTTCTAGTGAAGAAAAATCTACCGAAACTTTCACCAGCTTTCGTAGAATATTTGATGGGATTTCCAATTGGGTGGACGAACCCAAACATATCGAACGAACAACTCATAAAAATGAACACAGAAACGAAAGACTAAAACAACTTGGTAATGCATTGTTACCACAAATTACATACCGAATAGGTCTAGCTATAAAAGAATGCGAGGGATTTAATGATTAAACCAAAACAACTAGCAAAAGAAGCTGCAAGCATACTTGAAAAGCGTGGCAAGCAGTATGGAAACTATGAAGAGGTATTTAGAAATTTTGCTGCACGAATCAGTTTAGTCCTGGCAAGAAAGTTAAAAGAGGATGTAACACCAGCTGAAGGTGCAAGAATTTTAGACGAATTAAAAGGTACACGGTGGGATACTGGGGGATACAAAAGGGATCATGCGGTAGACGGTGGGAATTATAAGTTTATAGCTGGTGCATTGGAAGAAAAAAAATGATTGACAATAAAATTCAAAAAAATAAAATCGTTAGTAGACAGTCTATACAGCAAAGTTTGCGACAGACCTTGGCTGAAAGCATAGACAAACTCCTAGTAAATAATTTAAGTAAAGAAAATAAAGTAAAGTCTACAGTAAACTTTACTGCAAACTTTACTGTCAGGCAGAATGCCGTTCAGAATATTGTTAGTAAAACAACCAAAAATTTTAACGTAAATTATCGTAATGCAAAAGAGCGTAGACGAACTGATGATATGCAGTTTCGTTTAGATAGATTGCTGCGCAAACTACGTCCTAATTATTCAGAGCTTGACTATATGGATCTACTTAGAAGTCTCCAGGTTGCGTCATTTTATCAGAAATATGAATTTATTATTGAGATGGAAAAAAAACTTGCCCAGCATAATTGATCTACATGAATTGTTTTTAGAAGCAGCTGAAACTGATAGGAAATTACCGTCAGTTGTTAGAAGGACTAAAATGGCATTTTGGGTTGATTATGTAAAAGATTGGAATAGTTATGGATGGGATGGAAAGTCTAAAATGAAGCTATCAGCTACAGCTGGTGAAATAGATCGGTATGATAAGATAGCTGATTATCTTGCTATTATGGATGTAAAGGATAGAAAGCTAGTGTGGGCAGTTGCTCATTCAGCAGCTTACCGTGATAGAGGTGTACAATGGACTAAGATTGCCAGGATATTACATCTTAATGATCCAAGGATTGTGAAGAGAAGGTATCAGGATGTTTTGGTAAAATTGTATTATAAGTTAAATAAAAAATGACGAATGTCCTTAAATTAGGTATATTTAAATTAAGATAACACTAGATGTAGTTGTATGTCGGAACAAGATAATCCCAAATATGAAATATGTTATATCTGTAAGACAGCAATAGTTAATGCTGTTTGCCCAGTTTGTAAGGTTAATTATGGCGAAGATAGTCAACAAGATAATAATGCAGAACATAGCCAATCGGTTAGCTAATGGTGAAAGCCTGGTACAAGTTTGTAAGACTAAAGGTATGCCTAGCTATAGATCTATTACTAGAGCTGTACAAGATGATGAGCAGCTGTGGGAGATCTATCGTAAAGGTAGAGTAATGCAAGCTGAATATTTTTCAGATTATATTAATGACTTAGCAGTTCAGCCTTTACCTGAAAGTGTAGATAATAGATTGCTTAATGCTGAAGTACAACGAAGACGGCTAGAGATCGATACTCTTAAATGGACGTTGGCTAGGATACAGCCTTATGGTCTTAGAGATAAGAAGGATGAACCTAGTGTGGCTACTGAGAATAGTATTACATTGAGCTGGGATAATGGTGAAGTTAAAGTAGGATAGCTATATATAAAAGATCTTCTGCTTGTCTTAGCTACACGCGCGAGGATCAATGCCAGGCTGAACGGCTATTTAGTTCGATGCCCTGGAAAGCTATAACTCAAGGTGGTATTCAAATATTTATAGAAGGATGATCTACTGTACACAATATGTACACAAAAAAAGGTACGATTTTCCTACAGCAACACCCTATATACCCAAAGTTGCGGCACAGAGTCTATATACGTAAATACAGATTGGAGAGTGTCTTACACTCATGCAGATAACGATACCCTATAAACCTAGAAATCTTCAGGCTAAATTACATCAAAACCTGGAGCAGTATAGATGGGGCGTTATTGTATGCCATCGAAGGATGGGTAAAACGGTTATGGCTATCAATCATTTGTTGAGGGCAGCTGTATTATGTCCTAAGAAGGCGCCTAGATATGCGTATTTAGCGCCTACATATAGGCAAGCAAAGGCTGTAGCCTGGGATTATTTGAAGCAGTTTGCTGGTGGTATACCAGGTATTAAGTTTCATGAGACTGAATTGCGTTGTGATTTACCTAATGGTGGACGTATAAGCCTTCTCGGAGCAGAAAATCCTGATAGTTTGCGTGGAATATACTTAGATGGATGTTTCATGGACGAGGTAGCGGATATGCCTGAAAAGGTATTTCCTGAAGTTATTAGACCAGCTTTATCTGATCGTGAGGGTTTTTGTTATTTTGTAGGAACGCCAAAAGGTCAGAATGCATTTTTTGAAATGTATGAGCAAGCGACTAATAATAATGATTGGTACACGGCTGTTCATAAGGCTAGTGAGACAGCTATATTGAATGCTACTGAATTGCGTAGTGCTAAAGAGGCTATGACGAGTGATCAGTATGCCCAGGAATATGAGTGTAGTTGGGTTGCCAATGTGCCAGGTGCCATTTTTGGTAAAGAGCTTGAAGCGGCTATGGAAGAGGGGCGCATATCGAGGGTTCCTCATGATCCAACCGTAAAGGTGGATACGTTTTGGGATTTAGGTGTAGGTGATAGTACCGCTATTTGGTTTATACAATCAGTTGGTCGAGCTGTTCATTTTATAGATTGTTATGAGAATAGGGGTGAGGGATTGCCCCATTATGTAAGTGTTTTATCTAAGAAGAATTATTTATATGGAGATCATTTTGCACCGCATGATATTGAGGTGCGTGAACTGGGATCAGGTAAATCTAGAAGGGAGATAGCATGGGATTTAGGATTNAATTTCAGNGTNGTTCCGAAACTGCCCCTGGAAGATGGATTACACGCAGCGCAGATGCTAATACCCAGGTGTTGGTTTGATGCTGAAAAGTGCAAGCAAGGCTTGGTGGCGCTCCGTCAGTATCACCGTGGGTATAATGAAAGAGCGAGGTCTTTCCGCACTACGCCAGTTCATGATTGGTCTTCGCATTTCGCTGATGCGCTTCGCTATACGGCGGTCGGTATTAAAGAAACGGTTAAGAATAGTAGACCGCCGCAAGTTCATGCCGAAATGGATTACAACCCTTTTCAACAAGTAGGAGTATGATATGGGATTTTTAAGACCTAAACCGCCGCCCCCACCGCCACCGCCACCTCCGCCGCCGCCGATTGAGCCTACGGTTACACCTCAAGGATCAAAAGAGCAGCAAAGGGTGAAGACAAGACAAGCCAGGAAAAAGGGGCAGATGGCAGCCAGGGTAACTGGTGGTCAAGGTTTATTAGAAGAAGCGCCNACAGAAAAACCAAGTTTATTAGGTCAGAATAAAAGGAATTATTAATGGCTGAAATTGATCAAAGAGCTGCCGTACTGATGAAAAGGTTTGGCAGCCTGAAGACATACAGAAGTAACTGGGAAAGTCACTGGCAAGAAATAGGTGACTTTGTTGCGCCTAATAAAGGTAACATCACTAAGAAAAGAACGCATGGTGATAAAAACACCGAGCGTATATTTGATGGTACTGCGCAGTTTGCAGCTGAACTTATGGCGTCAAGTATGCATGGAATGCTTACGAATTCAGGCACGCCCTGGTTTAGTCTTCGATATACTGACGATGAATTTGAAACTGATGATACATCAAAGGAATGGTTAGAGCGTGCAACAGATACAATGTATGTTGAGATCGGTAGATCAAATTTCCATGAAGCTATAAATGAATTATATTTTGACCTGGTTACTTTTGGTACAGCCGTTATGTTTGTTGATACTGATAAGGAAGGCACATTAAGATTCTCAACCAGGCACATATCAGAATGTTATGTATCAGAAGATGAGTTTGGTAGAGTTGATACAGTATTTCGTGAATTCAAAATGCCAGCCAGGGCAGCTATAGCGCAGTTCGGTGAAGAGAATGTAACCCAAAGACTTTTGAAAAAATCTCAAAGTGATCCCTATGATATGGTTGAGCTGCTTCATGTAGTGATGCCTAGATATGATAGAGATACAATAAAGATAGATGCTAAGAATAAACCAGTGGCGTCTATATATTTAGATCCTGGTGATAAAAAAATTATATCTGAAAGTGGTTTCGATGAATTCCCATACATGGTTCCAAGGTTTCGTAAAGCGTCTTACGAAAATGGGTATGGGAGATCACCAGCTATGACGGCATTGAGTGATATAAAAATGCTCAATGAAATGTCTAAGGCTGTTATTCAGGCGGCTCAATTGCAGATCCATCCTCCGCTGCTAGTACCTGATGACGGTTTTATACTCCCAGTTCGTACCGTACCTGGCGGTTTGAACTTTTACCGTTCAGGAACCAGGGATCGGATTGAGCCGTTGAATATTGGTGCTAATAATCCATTAGGTGAAAACCAGCTGGAGCAAAGACGAACTGCTATAAGAGCTGCATTTTATGTAGATCAATTAGTTACTGGTAATAGACCAGGTATGACAGCTACAGAAGTGATTCAAAAATCTACTGAGAAAATGAGAATACTTGCACCGCTTACTGGTAGGCTGCAATCAGAATTACTAAGACCTCTTATTGATAGAATATTTAATTTAATATCTAAGAAAAAAGGTTTTGAAGCAGCGCCTGAAACTATGGCTGGTAATGAAATAGATATTGAATATGTATCACCACTAGCAAAAGCACAACGCCAGGGTGATATTCAGGCATCACTTGAGTTGTTTCAGTTTCTTGCACCACTTATGCAAGTTGATCCTAATGTGGTTGATTTCTTNGATGTAGANGGTCTAGCNAAACATATAATCAAAACTACTGGAGTACCAGCTAGTGTGGTTAGAGGGGCAGAAGAGGTGGCTGCTATCCGTGAGCAGAAGCAGCAAATGCAAGCGCAAATGGCAGCTGATCAAAGAACGGCTATGCTTGCAAAAGCAGCTGGTGAAGGTGCGCCTGGTCTAAGAGCGGCTGACGATGTAAGTCCTGAAGCGCAAGAAGCAGTATTGAATTTGGTAGCTGGTGATGAATGATCCAGGGCAACAAAAGATTTTATTTAAAGAATTGTTTTCATCCCCTGAAGGCAAGAAGGTTTTAGAAGATTTGGAAAAAAGATTTAGTTTCAAGTCTTCTACCTTTGTGCCGAATAGTGATGAGACAATATACCGTGAAGGTCAAAGATCAGTTGTGGTGTTTATACATAGTATGATTGATGATCAAAAACCAATANAACAAGAAGGAGCTATAAATGTCTGAAGAAGGTCAGGTAGCGGATGCCCCAGTAGATACTGGACAAGCAGCGTCTGAAACAACAGAGTTTAATTTTAGAGATCACATTGATGAAACAATAAGAGATGATCCAAGTCTATCTACATATAAAGATATTAATGGTATGGCTAAGTCTCTTATCAATGCGCAAAAAATGGTAGGTGCAGATAAAGTTGCTATACCAGGCAAGTATACTACACCTGAAGAAATGGATAGTTTTTATTCAAAGATAGGTAGACCTGATGGCGTAGATGGTTATGAGCTGTCTGCCACGGATACAATAGGTGAGGAAGGTGTAACTTTTTTCAAGCAGCTTGCTCATAAAAACGGATTAACACAAACCCAGGCAGAAAATATCTTAACAGAATATGGTGGATATTTAGATACAATGGGTGAGAAAACAGAAGATCAAATAGAAGAAATTAGAGTTGGTCTTGAAAAAGATTTACAGAATGAATGGGGTGATCAATATCAAAAGAATATAGATCATAGTAATGACGTTGTAAGTTTTTTTGCTGGTGAGAATGATGAAGATATAACAGAAATGAAATTGGCAGATGGCACTAGGATTGGTGACAACCCAATGATCATTGAGATGTTTTCAAACATTGGTCAGTTTATTGCCGAAAAAATTGGTGAAGATAGTTTTTCAGGAAGAGATAATGTTCCTGGTATGGCTATGGAAGAAGTACAACAAGAATT